GAAAACGTGTAACAATATTGCTGATTTTAATTGGGATGTTGATTACAACTATTACATTCAGGAGGCACAAAAACTGATTGATGCTGTTAGCGAGGAAGTTACTAATGTGTGAAAGTAAAGATTTTCCACTACGTTGTTTGACCTATTGTGATCCTTGTGACCCACTTGAGGCTTATTTTCAGGATTCTCTATAAAAGCAATCGCCACCAAACGATGAACGTAACGAATAGCGACATTACTTTTATCTTTACGCTGTAGACCATAAACCTTATAACCTGCCCCATTGTCAAAGAAATTGAGGTATTTGTCAAGCTCCAGATCATAAACTCTACCAAAATTACTCACTATATACCTGTCCTGAACAACAGGATCACAAACGTATTTCCAAATTTCTTTACTTTCACACATTAGTAACTTCCTCGCTAACAGCATCAATCAGTTTTTGTGCCTCCTGAATGTAATAGTTGTAATCAACATCCCAATTAAAATCAGCAATATTGTTACACGTTTTCACAGTCCAGTCAGTATCAATCCCCAAGCGCCTCCACTCACCTCCCTCAACCAAAGGAGGCATAATCTTAATCAACTTCCCACCTTCTTTAGCAGGGTAATAACGGCAGATGTTTTGTTGCTCAACATCCTCATCGTCTATAACCATTACAAGCTTGGAGGATCGAGGAACCTTAGTGCGAAGCATAAAATCAAATTTATTTTCATGAAGACGAATAAATTCTTCAAAATCTTCACCATCAACCAAATTAGCTTTTACTGCCATTGGAATAACCATTGCTGAATGATTCTTGTGCCATCCAAGCTTGTCATAGTCCATGTATTCATATGCTCCTTTCAGCTTCACCTTTCCTGACTGAGTTACACTGATGTAATTGTTAACATCTCGTATGAACATCTTGGCGTAAGTGTCACCTTCCATTTCAAGACCTGTTACACCCTCCCACCACTTCACCCATTTGTCAGCTTCTGGAATCATCTCGTTATCTACAACATACTCGAAACCATCAGTGTTACACATGATAATACGAGCATCACAGTGATTAATAAGCTTCTCCATCAACATACACAAAGACAACTGACCACCGATTGTAATTGACATTGTGTAAGCGGGGTCATAGAGGGGACTAAACTCGTTGTTGCTGTCCCCATACACTCCATTTAGGGCAAGTTTAAGTGCGGCGTTCGCTGCCGATCCCTTAGGCTGACGCTTACGCTCAACATACAAATCCTTGTATACCTTACAAAAGGTTTTACCTAAGTGTTCTGGGAAAATTTCATTAGCAATCGCCATATTTGGGTAATAGCTTGCAACGTCGAGAGTTCGTATGGTTCGTTTTGCTGTGGTTCGAATGGTGCCTTGGATTGCCCCGTGAATACCACCAACCCCATAGTCATAACGAAATCCGTTAATCACCACGTTAAGCGTTTCAGCAACATTGTAGCACCAATAATAGCTCTTTGCCCCTTTTGGGCTTTTCAACTCCTTCTCTTCAATCCAACCCATAGGTTGTTCTTTTTTCAAATCTTTGATCTGCTGCTCCGTTGGATAATAGGTTTTACTCCTTGTCCCCTTCCAATCATCAAAGCCATACTTAATACAATCGCTTTGACTTCCAATTTTCTTTTTCTTTACTACCATTTCTGCATACTTGGCAACATCACCAAGTTGGTGCTCAAGTAGATCACTGAACACGCCTTTAGTTTCTGTAATTACCTGACGCTCGAACCACTCATGGACAGCTCGGAATTCGGGTCGATCAAACTGAATATAAGGGAACAAACAGTCTTTAATTACGATCTTTTTCCGTTTGGTTTGGTTGATCTTTCTTCCATATTTACCAGTTGTATAACAGCAACCTGGACTCTCTTTCTCAAGAGTGCGAATAAACAACTCTTTACCAATCTTCGTGTCGTTGAAGTTTGTGCAATCAAATCCAAATTGGGCACTCAGTTCCTCTCGGAGCTTGAGTGCGTCATACGAGTGCCAGTAAAACTTCAGTGTTTCAGTAACGTCATGCTTGTTGTACTTAATGAGAATATCAATCTCAGAATTAGTTAGTGATTTACCAACAGGAAACGGCAAATCTTCAATGTTATTAGAGCGCATATTGAACTCTAACATCTTCAGACTTGTTGATCGTGCCTTGTTATTGTAGTGATGAACCAGATAAAGATCGATCTGTGGAATAATCACATCCTCATCCCGAACACTCATCATAAACTTATCATCCTTTGCCGAGTTTATGATTTGCATACCAACATCGTATAGCTCCTTGGGTGAATAATTAACCTTTTCACCATTCTTGAACGCAATCCTTGCTTTTCCCAATATGTGATGCAGGATTCCATAGTCAAATGATCTGTTGTTGAAGCCAACCATAAAATGACCAGATGCTTTAATCTTGCGAAGAAATTCAAGCATCTGTTCGGTTTCGTCTTTCCTATCACTAATCTCAAAGGTTCTCAACCCTTTACCATTGGCGTAGATAGCACAAAAGGTGAAGCAGTTAGGAAAAATTTCCAAATCATATATCCAATGACCTTCAAAAAACTGCTTTTTCACTGCTCCCTCCTTTTACATTTTCTTTAGCCGCTTCGTAAATTTTAGTATACTTATCAATCAGCGACAGAGCAACCCTTTCATCTTCTTCTTTTTCTGCGACTGTTAAAGCAAGTTGCAGTTTTTCAGTCGCCCACGCTAAATGTGCGAGAAAAGGATCAGTGAATGTACCTAGATGTTTTATATCACGGTTCCGACCACAGGAAATAGTAGATATATATTTCATCTTCTTCTTATGGAAAGTAACACCGAGAGGTAAATCCCTGATCTTTGTTTTTTCTAGTATGAATTTGTTGACTTCCTGTGAAACAAATACACATTTCTCTGGACAATACTCTAAGTTACCGGGAAACAAGATATCCTTATCAAGCTGCTTACCTTCCCATTCTTGACTCTCCATCCACATCTTGAAGTTTGAGAATATTAGCCATTCTTTACAAACGAACTTCTGTTCATATGTAGGATGGCGGTCTAATTCTATTTTGCTATAACATCTAGTCAACATATTAAACCATGTCGTGTAGTACGGACACTGCCAGACCACTCTTCGTTTACGTTTACCGTTACACTCCTCGTAATATTCGACAATTTGTGTCTTGTGTTCTGGTAAATCGTTAATCGCTTTTCCGTATATCATTCAATCCTCACTCATTAAAAGGGAGGATGTTACTCCTCCTTATTTTAAAAATCAACTGGTTGTTGCATTTCGTTGGTTGTGTCTACGCTCAACAGTGATGACTCAAGCTCAATGTAAGGATCAGATGTGGCGTACATATGAGTAGTCTGTGTATCGTACCGCAACCATCCAGCATCGCCCGTGTTACCCGTGCGACGACACTTAACCAACTGAAGCTTTGTTGCTGACCGTTTCACAGGGTCTGGATTCATCTTGTCTCGACTGATTAGGATTGTATTAAACGCAATCTGGTTCAGCGACGAGGAACCCATGAGCTGGTATTCCGTTACAGCGTGAGGGTTCTCTTCAGAAGGCTTTTTCATGTGACTTACTGCAATCACACAAGTATCCGTTTCCTTAGCGAACTTTAACAAGGTGTCCATAAATTCAATAATGGCACCGTTGTCACTACTGTTCACACCAGCCTGTACAGGGTCGATGATAATAACATCGCAATTTTCAGCCTTCGCCAAATAACTCAGTTTATCAAAAATCTCATCCGTTGAGATACTACCTTGGTGGTCAACATAAACAAACTGATCTTTCTTTGCAAGATTTTCAAAGAAGCGATTTTTCAACCCCTCCAAATCAATAGTTGCACGATCAGCAGTCCGAAGGTTTACACCAGCGTCAAGTGACAACAGATCGCGCACAACTTCTCGTTTGGTTCCCTCAAGATACATGGCACCCACTTTGAATCGGGTATTTTCAATAAGGTGATACACCACATTGTTGATGATGGTTGATTTTCCGATAGATGTCAAGGCACCTATGATAGTAATTTCGCCCTTTTCCATGCCCCCATTCATCATTTCATTCAAATGCGACCACGAAGAAGGGAGTGGGATTTTTACATTATTGTCCTCACTTTCAAAGTCTTCCCACATCTGACTAAGGTGCAGCACGTCAACACGACTGAACGGAACAGCTTTCCAGAACACTTGCTTGAGTTCAGCAACGCGATTTGTCCGAAGCATATCAGAGGCGTCTTTAATACCAGCGGGAAACTTAGCAATATACGCTTTACCCGGACTCAAAAGACGCGCTGCTTCTTCAAGATAACGCTGTCCCGGTTCGTCGTTGTCAAATGCAAGCACCACCTTATCGAAGGAATTCACGTACTCGAAATTAGCTTTCAGTTGTTTGATAATACTACCGTCACCGCAAGTAACACTAACGCACGCTGTCCAATACGGTGTCTTCTCTCCATTCTTTTCCACTTCCGAGTAAAGAGCCTGAGCGAAACTCATTGCATCTTCTTCACCTGTCGTAATGACAAGGTACTTTTGACCAGCTTCAAAAACAGATTGACCAAACAACTCATTTGTTGCTTTTGTGCTGCCGATTCCAACGAAGGATTTAGGTATAACCCTTTTCTTAAATCCTACAATCTTACCATCAACTGTGGATGGATAATAACGGGCTATCGCCTCATCTTCGCCTTGAATTTCAGTATGTACACCATATTTTCGAGATGTAATTCGGGTGATACCTCGCTCCTTCCATCCCCGAAAAGCAATCTTCTCAATCTCTGTAAAATCTACGACTTCTTGCACTTTACTCCTTACTCCTTCTTTGACCTTCACTCCAGCCTCTTCAACTTTGTCTGGACTGAAATACGCATTGCATGAAAAACAGAAACTATCAATAACTGCTTCTCCATCTATTTCTTTTCGGTAGACAGCCATCCCATCAGAGGAAGTGCAACCGATACACGACGTGTGATACAGCAGATCACCGTCAACAGCTTGCTGTTTACTCACCACCCACCCCCTATCAATATTTAATCTCGATCAATCTCACAGGCGTTCCAGCCCTCACTATACCCCACATCATACCCCTCACCATAAGCCCTTTCTCCTTCAGCCAAAGCAATTCTCTCAGCCTCGGCTTCAGAAATCATCCCCTGAAAGATGTATTCAAGAAAATCACTCATATCATAGGAGCCACATGTAATCAATCCCCGATAGGCATAGGAGCGAAGGTCCTCTGGAGAATATTGACGGAAGCCCTTTAAAATATTAATTTCCATAATTATTCCTCCCATTCTCCACGTTGTACACAGAATTTAGCTGGCATCATTGTCTTCGTAGCAGCATTGTACATCATTTGTGTTTGCCATTCAATGCATGGGCCTTTCTTATACTCTTCCATTCCAGCATAGATCAGGAAGAACACACCCATTGCACACCAGAACACAAATCCAAACATTGCAATCTTGTTGTCATACAGTAATTGCGTCAGCAAGAAAAAGAACACCACAAAATACCCAACAACAATCAACGTAATCAAGAAAGCTTCAAACATAGCCTTCATCCTCTAGATAAATTTGTTCCACCATCTTAACAACAAATGGACGAGAAAACAAATAACCTGTAGCTCCTTTCTCATCCTCTGAAATACAGACAGCAACCTGTGTTCCTCCGCTCTTGAAATACATATCAACCTCACGAAGAAGAGAGGATTTTGATTTATGTAGTGTCTGTTGCATTACTTGTCCTCCTCATAGTATCGTGACTTAAATTCTGCATTCACTTTCTCAACCCAATCATTTTTAGCCGGGTATGTGCATTTAGAACTTAGCATAAAGCTTTGCAAGTCTGTCATGGGTGTATTCTCAAGCTCATTCTTGCACTCCGAGCACAGATAACCATACGTATCACTGTGGAAATCACACATAATATTTTCACAACCATAGCGATCACAGGCCAAGACACCCATATCAATTCTCCTTAATATCTTTGATTTTACTTGTCACTACCACTTCTAATTTAGGCTTAGCTGCCACGACTGGAGTGCCATTATAAAATGATTCCTGCCTGATAGCAATTTCAGCTTCAATAATATCTTTGAATGTATACAGGCCAGACAAAGAAATATTCTTTAGATGCTCTGCTACAGGGAGCCAAAGAGACATATCGTCATTCATTTTTAAGCCCCACCTTACGAAGTAAGAAATCCGCATAGCAGTTATTCTGATATTGAGTGTGGCTTGTGTCTGAATAAATCTCACAAAGCTTCTGTTTCAATTCTAACACCTCCGAGTAAGGAAT